GCCGCGAAGTCGCTGGACGATCCGGTCGAGCGCCACCGCAAGCGCATTGCGAAAACGAACGAGCGATTTGACCGCGACCCATATTTCGAGGTTGGCGATCCCGACGGCGCGGCGGACGCAGCATGACCGAACTCGATCCTGGAACCGTCCGTGCCGTTGCGGCCAAAATCTATCGCGACTGGTTGGACAATAGGCTAGTCGCCGGGGGCGATCTCACGTTCGAAACGGCGCTCGCCCGTGCCATCGAGGCGGGTGCTCGTCTCGTCGCGCCAGCGCGCGTCGTCGGTCTCACGCCCGCTCAGCTCGAGCTGCTGATGTTCATCGAAGGCTTCATCAAGGACAACGGCTTCCCACCGTCATTCGATGAAATGCGGGATGCCATTGGCCTCAAGTCGAAGTCTGGCGTGCATCGGCTGATCACCGCCCTCGAGGAGCGCGGCGCCATCGTCAGGCTCGCCAATCGTGCCCGTGCAATCGAAGTTCGGAGGACTGCAGCATGAACCTCTCCCGCGCCAGAGAGCAGGTGATGTGAAATGGGCAGAAGTGGTCTTGAGCGACTCGACGCTATCCCGGCCGTCATCGCCGCAGGGGAAGAGTTTAGGGCGCGCCTTGCCGAGGCTGAAGGCGATGCGGTTCGGTGCGCCGACCTGATGGCCGAGGCCATCGACATCGCCCGATCGAGCCGCATGTTTGAAGCAGTGGGTCGGGATGGCCGCGTGATGTTCAGCATGGAAGCGCTTGAGGCTGCGCATTGCCTTGATGCTGCCCGAGCGGCCTACGCACGAGCCAGAGGCACTAACGCGAGTATCGCGGCATGACCCTCCCCGATCACGACCCCAAGCGCAACTACAGGAAGCCGGTAGAGGAAGTACGATGCGCGTAATCTTCGATCTCGACGGCACGCTCGCCAATGCCGAGCACCGCGTTCACCACCTGACCGGCGAGGTCAAGGACTGGCGAGCGTTCTATGCGAAGTGCGCCAAGGACGAGCTTGTACAGCCAATGGCTGACGTGCTCGCGGCGCTTTACATGATGGGCGCCGAAATTCACATCTGGACCGGCCGTTCTGAGGAAGTCGAGATCGAAACCCTTGAGTGGCTCGATCGCCACGACATCGAAGCTGACGTGAAAATGAGGCCGGCAAGCGATCATCGGCCCGATACCGAGCTCAAGGCTCAGTGGCTCGCAGAATGCGGCTGGAAACCGGACATCGTGTTCGAGGATCGCGCCTCGGTTGTCGAGATGTGGCGCTCGCACGGCATTGTCTGCTGCCAAGTCGCACCGGGGGATTTCTGACATGAACGTTGATCTCGGTATTGCAGCTATACGAGCAGAAGAGGGGGAGGGGAAATGAGCGGGAAACCTCCGAAAAAGCGCAAGACGGCTGCGGGTTCGCTGCGCCTCATCGCGAAGAGGCTTGGGCTACCCTATGACCACACCAAGCCGAAATCCGAACACGTCGGCTTTTGTGTCGGGACAGGAGGGATGAAGTGAGCAAGATGATTGAGCGCATAGCGGGTGCAATCGCGAGGGTCGTGGCCGAGCGGACGGCAGACGACTACGACATTGCAGGCGAGATCGCGCATGCGGCAGCGCTTGCCACAATTGAAGCCATGCGTGACCCGACCGAGAAAATGAAGGCGTGCAGAGTCAGGTTGGCTTGGGATTTCGATGGCTCGCAATATTTAGACGACGAGTGCGTGGCGGAACTGTGGGACGACATGATCGACGCCGCACTTGACGACAAGAAAACCATTTCACCATCCAAACCACAAGCTTAGTCGGGGAACACGGGGGAAATCTTGGGGCAACACACTACCGATCCGCTTTGGCAGGAAATGCTTGAAGCTTTCCTCGCTATCGAGGAACACGACGCTCACGTCAAATCGAGGCGCGCGGCTAAGGCTGCTGACCAATCCGAAGTGATCGCGACCTCAATCCGCGCTCACCGTCGCATGTTTAACGCATCCGGCATTCCGGAGACGGAAACGCCGCCACGTCCGGCTCCAGTCAACCGCAGAGTCCAAGACCCGTCGCTCACCGACGCGAACTACTACGCCGCCCGCGCCGCCCGCCCCGGTGACCCGCATCTCGGTAAGGTGTGGGTGCAGGAAAACGCCATGGAGCGCATCGGCGCCCTGTGCTTCATCCGCCGCCGTCTCGCTCATCACGAGCAAGCCGCGGAGCGCTTCAAGACGCTGTACGAAGCCCGCTACGGTTCCGGCAATCCCGCCATGGACCCATCCCGAGTACAGGTCGATACCTCTCCCATTGCCCATGACAGCGGCATGGCGGCCAAGATCGATCGCACCAGGGACATTCGGGACGCAGAGGACGCATTGGGCAAACCCATGTTCGACCGCATCGTGGCGTGCGTCGTGCTGGGGATACCAGCAGGGGAGGGGCACCATTGGCGCAAGCGCGCTGTGCATGTGGACGCGCTGCTCGACGCATTGGACTCGCTTTCCACCATCTGGGGCATGAGGACGAAGGCCGCTTGACATGGTGCGCGAACAGGACGACAAGGCGCAAGGTCGCGAAACGCGACAGCCCGAATCCCCCCACATCGTCAAACTGGTCCCCACCGAACAGGCGCGCGTTGACGCCAGCATCGTGGAGAAGCTGGAGCTAGCGCTTGATCGCGCCCGCGACGGCGAGTTCGACGCGATTGCCATTGTTGGTATCAGCCGGGACGGCTCAAACTTCGCAAGCTACAGCGCCACCAGTGACCGGCTCCGCTTCATCGGGCTGCTCGACTGGATTCGCTGGCGTATGCTTCAAGCCTACGAAAAGGACGACTGATCATGGCCAAGAAACCCTCCAAACCGTCCCGCCCGTCCAAGCCCGGGAAGCCGTGCTGACGGACTAAACCGCGCGACCAAGCTTTTAGCAGTCGCAAATCGTTAGGTGAATTTAATGGCAGGCCGTCCGCCCAAGGAGAAATCCTTCGCCAATATGCTCAACATCGCCATCAAGGAGGCGAACGAGGAGGGCGTGACCAAGCTGCGTCAGGTAGCTGACGCCTTGGTCAAGGAAGCGATTGCGGGAAACGTAATTGCCATCAAGGAAATCGCTGAACGGCTCGATGGCAAGGTTCCTCAGGCCGTTGTGGGCGATGACGATGGCGACCCCATCAATATGATCGCCCGGATTGAGCGCGTGATTGTCCGTCCTGACAATCCCAACGGCTGAAGTCTTCCTGCCGCTCCTGGAGCCTGCACGAGACAAAGGCGCGTGGGGCGGCCGAGGTTCGGGCAAGTCGCATTTCTTCGCCGGGCTGTTGATCGAAGACAGCCTCGCAAACAAGGGCCTGCTGAGCGCCTGCATCCGCGAGGTGCAGAAGTCGCTCAAGGACTCGGCCAAGCGCCTGATTGAAAGCAAGCTTGTTGAGCATGGCTTGGGCGAGGCGGACGGCTTCAAAGTCTTCCGTGAAGTGATCCAGACGCCAGGCGATGGCGCGATCATCTTTCAAGGTATGCAGGACCACACGGCCGAGAGCATCAAATCACTCGAAGGCTTCAAACGCGCATGGGCAGAGGAAGCCCAAACGCTCAGCGCCAGGTCGATCGGGCTATTACGCCCCACCATTCGAGCAGACGGCTCGGAGCTATGGTGGAGCTGGAATCCAAGGCGCAAGAACGATCCCGTTGACGTGTCGCTGCGCGGGGCAGTGCAGCCAACCGGTGCGGTCGTCATCAGGGCCAACTGGTCCGACAATCCGTGGTTTCCGAGCGTGCTGGAACAGGAACGGCTCGACTGCCTCAAAAACACTCCGGAGCAGTACGACCACATCTGGGAAGGCGGATACGCCGCGGTGCTTGATGGCGCGTACTATGCCAAGGCGCTCGCTACGGCTCGGCTAGAGCATCGCATCGGCAATGTTTCGCGCGACCCGCTCATGCGGTTGCGCACGTTTTGGGACATTGGTGTCAGGGACGCTACGGCGATCTGGGTTGCCCAATTCGTAGGCCGCGAAATCCGCGTGCTGGACTATTACGAAGCACAAGGCCAGCCGCTCGCAACGCATCTCAATTGGCTGCGCGGGAAGGGTTACGGCAACGCGCTATGCGTGCTGCCGCATGACGGCAGCAAAGAAGATCAGGTCACGGCGGTTCGGTTCGAGGATCACATCAGGTCGGCCGGGTTCGAGGTTGAGACCGTCGCCAACCAAGGCAAGGGCGCGGCGCTGAAGCGCGTCGAAACCGCTCGCCGGCTGTTCCCGGCCATATGGTTCAACGAGGCGACGTGCGCCGCAGGGCTTGATGCTCTTGGCTGGTATCACGAGCGAAAAGACGAGGCGCGCAACGTGGGGCTTGGGCCGGATCACGACTGGTCGAGCCACGGTGCTGACGCCTTTGGCCTGATGTGCGTGTCCTACGAGGAACCGCAGAACAATAAGCCCGATCATCGACCGGCGCCGCGTTTGGAAGGTTCGGATGGCATCTGAAGCTAAAGACCGCCACGCCGAGGCGATGGAGCAGTTCAAGCGCTGCACCGAGGCTGAGCAGCACAATCGCGAAACGGGCCTGGCCGACATCCGCTTTTCCCGTGAGGGCTTGCAGTGGGATCAGCGTATCAGCAAGGAGCGTCGCGACGAAGGGCGCCCGATGCTGACCATCAACCGCTTGCCGGCCTTCATGCGGCAGGTGGTGAACGACGTTCGGCAGAACAAACCGTCGATCAAAGTGCATCCGGTTGACGATGGGGCCGACATCGAAACCGCCGAGGTAATCTCCGACCTGATCCGGCACATCGAATATTCGTCCGATGCCGATGTGGCGTATGACACCGCGGTTGAGAACGCCATCACTAACGGTTTCGGCTATTGGCGCGTCACTGCCGATTACAGCTACGACGACAGCTTCGACCAAGACCTGAAGATCGTCCGCGTCCGCAACCCGTTCTCGGTGTTCAAAGACCCCGACAGCCAGGCCGCGGATTCGAGCGACTGGAACCTTGCCTTCATCACCGACCGCTACTCGAAAGAGCAGTTTCAGCGCGAGTGGGGCAAGAAAAAAGAGCTGACCTCGTTCGAGGACAAGAACGCCTGGGGCGGCGATGAATGGCTGCACGGCGATGATGTGATTGTTGCCGAGCGCTGGACCCGCGAGGAAATCGAGCGGCCCATCGTGCTGCTCGACAACGGCACAGTGTTGGCAAAGGCCGACCTCGAGAAAGACGCAGACCTGCAGATCCTGCTCCACGAGGGCTTGGTGAAGGTCAAGGCCCAGCGCATGGCCAAGTCCTACAGGGTCACGCAGGACTTCATGTCGGGCGCCGACATCCTCGAAACCCGCGACTGGCTGGGCCGCTACATCCCGATTGTGCCCGTCTATGGCGACGAGTTCGATATTCAGGGCAAGGTCTATCACCGCTCGTTGATCCACGATGCGGTCGATAGCCAGCGCAACTACAATTACTGGTCCACCACCGCGACGGAATTGGTGGCATTGGCGCCGCGCGTGCCGTTCATCGGCGCGAAGGGTTCGTTTACGACTGACGCCGCCCGTTGGGCGACGGTCAACCGGCAGAACCATCCGTATCTGGAATACGATCCCGTCAGCAACGCGGGGCCGCCGCAGCGCCAGCCGCTCGACACCGGCGGCGCCGCGAGCGCCATGCAACTGGCGTTAGCCTCGACCGACGACATGAAGTCCATCATGGGCATTTACGATGCCTCGCTGGGCGCTCAGTCGAATGAGACGAGCGGCAAGGCCATCATGGCGCGGCAGCGTGAGGGCGACGTTTCGACGTTCCACTTCACCGACAACATGACCCGCGCCATTCGGCATACGGGCCGCATCCTGATCGATTTGATCCCGCATTACTACAACAGTGCTCGCATTCTGCGCGTCCGTGGTCCGGAGGGCGACCAGCGCGACGTTCCGGTCAATCAGTCCTATCAGCAGACGGACCCGGAAACCCAACGGCCGCTGATGATCCCGCAAGGCGGCTCGGCGCCGGTTCCCATGCCGCAGGGTGCGCAAGTCATGCCGCATCCGATGCAGCCCGACCAGTCGGTTGTCGTGGGGCCGGATCAGCAGTTGATGGGCGTCCCTGTCATGGCGCTGCACGACCTCACGGCGGGCAAGTACGACCTGACTGTGACGGCCGGCCCGAGCTACACCACGCGCCGGCAGGAAGCGGCCGACCAGATGATGCAGCTCATCCAGGCATTCCCGCAGGCGGCGCAGGTAGCCGGCGATCTGTTGGTCAAGAATCTCGATTGGCCGGGGGCCGACGAACTGGCGAAACGGCTCAAGACGCTCGTTCCACAGCCGCAGCAGGGCTTGCCGCCCGAAGTGCAGCAGATGATCGAGCAGGGCAAGCAGACCATCCAGCAACTGACGCAGGAAAATCAGCAGCTCAAGACCAGCCAGCAGGCCGCGCTTGCCAAGGTGCAGCAGGCCGAGATGGACAGCCAGCGCAAGGCCGCCACGACGCAGCAGGACAACACCCTGAGGGCAAGCACCGCGCAGGCGCAGCTGGACATCGAAGGCTACGACGCCGAAACCAGGCGCATCGCGGCTCTTGCAGCGGCGGCCACAGCGATCATCCCGCCGCCGATCACGAACGCGGACGCTCCGCGCACCTAACTACCCCATCACCAATCCCAAAAGGAAGTGAGCCACTATGGCCGATGAAGAACTGTTGCCTGAAACGCCCGCAGTGCCCGAGGCACCAAGCACGGCGGAACAGGAGCGGGTCGAAACCCCCGAGCTTGAAACCGAACAGGTCGAAGGTGAGGAAGGCCAATCCGAGGACGAGGAAGACTTCGAGGCCGAAGACGGCAGCAAGTACCGCGTCCCCAAATCCCTCGTTCCGTACCTCATGCGGAACAAGGACTATACGCAGAAGCGTCAAGCCGACGCCGAGACCTCACGCGCGCTCGCAGCCCGACAGGCTGAAATCGAGGAACGCGCGAAGGCCACCGACGAGGAGCTTGATGCCCGCGCCGAACTGAAGATCGTCAGCAAGGAACTGGACCGCCTCAAAGGCTACGACTTTGCGGCCTACCAGGCACACCGGCAGACCGATCCGATGGCGGCGGAAGAAGTCTGGAACTACCTCCAGCACATGAGGAACCAGAAGGCCGAACTGGACGCCAAAATCGGCACCGTGCAACAGCAGCGGACTGCCAAAGCGGAGCAGGAACTTGCCACCCGCGTGCAGGAAACCGTCGCCTGGGCTCAGAAAGAAATCCCGAACTGGAAGCCTGACCTGACCAACACACTGGTCAAGTTCGCGCAAGATAGCGGCGTGCCAGAAGCCTCGCTCAAGTCCAACTGGAGCCCGGTCTTCTACAAGCTGCTGCATCGTGCGTATCTGGGCGAACAGCTCCTCAAGAAACAGTCGGCCCCAAAGCCCGCTCCGACCACGCCTCCCGAACCGCTGCGCATCGTCAAAGGCAAGAGTGCTCCGTCCTCCACGGCACTGAGCGACGACCTTCCTATTGACGAATGGAACCGGCGCCGAGAGGCCCAGATCAAGCGCAAGCAGAGGGCCTAACCCCACCAGCTTTCTCGTCGTGATGACGACAAGGCCCAGCGCCGCAAAGCGGCCCGAAGGAACCCTAAATGGCTAACTCGATTCTCACCCCTACGGCGGTGACTCGGGAAGCTCTCCGCATTCTTCACCAGAAGCTCAACTTCGTTGGCAACATCAATCGTCAGTACGACGATAGCTTTGCCAAGACGGGCGCGAAGATCGGTGACTCCCTGAAGATCCGCCTTCCGAACCAGTACACCGTCCGCACCGGCGCCACGTTGCAGGTGCAGGACACCAGCGAGAACTCCACCACGCTTCAGATCGCCACCCAGAAGGGCGTTGACCTGAACTTTTCGAGCAACGAGCTGACGCTGTCCTTGGACGACTTCAGCAAGCGCGTGCTTGATCCGGCGATGGCGGTTCTTGCGGCCAACATCGAGTCCGACGCGCTCTCGATGTACAAGGACGTGTACCAGCAGTCGAGCCAGAGCACGATCACCGCGGCGCTCTCGTTCGCCACCGTCCTGGGCGCCCGCAAGAAGCTCAACGACAGCCTTGCCCCGAGTTCGCCGCGTACCGTCCTGCTGGCCACGCAGAACAACGTCGATCTCGTGGACGCTCTCAAGGGTCTGTTCCAGGACTCCAGCCAGATTGCCGAGCAGTACCGCGAAGGCATGATGGGCCGCACCGCCGGCTTCGATTTCTACGAGAACACGCTGCTCCAGCAGTTCACCTCGGGAACCGACTCCGGCGCTGGCACCCAGATCACCGTCAACGGGGCCAGCCAGACGGGCGCGACGATCACCGTCACCAACGGTTCGTCCAAGACGCTCAAGAAGGGCGATATCGTCACCTTTGCGGGCGTCAATCGCGTCCATCCCGAGACCAAGGCCGACACCGGCAAGCTGCATCAGTTCGTCGTTACCGCGGACGTTGCGGCCGGCGGTACGTCGGTCAGCATCTCGCCGTCCATCGTCCTTACTGGCGCTGCGCAGAACTGCACCGCCTCGCCCACCGATACGGGTGCGGTAACCAAGGTCGGCGGCGCGTCGGGCGTGATGGACATCTCGCTGGCGTTCCATCCGGACGCTTTCACCTTCGCCACTGCGGACCTCGTTATGCCGCAGGGCGTGGACTTCTCTGCTCGTGAAGTGCAGGACGGCATCTCCATCCGCATCGTTCGCCAGTACGACATCAACAACGACAAGTTCCCTTGCCGCCTCGATGTCCTCTACGGCTACAAGACGATCCGTGCGCAGCTTGCCAGCCGCATTGCCTCGAACAGCTCGGCATAAGGAGCAAGCACCATGGCTATCGGCAAGCAGATTTCCGACAACAACAGCGACGGCACCAGCGTCGGTCAGTCGGCCACGGACAAGATTTCGTTCTATGGCGCGACCCCGATTGCTCAGAAGGCGGCTGCCGCTCAGGCGGCCGTCACCGATGCGTCAGGCGGCACTGCCGCTCCGACCAACGGCATCCTGACCATCACCGGCACCTATAACCAGTCTATCCTCGCCAACGCCATTGCGACCCTTGCGGCGCAGGGCAACGCGATGCAGGCCGTGCTGGTGTCACTGGGCCTGATGAAGGGCTCCGCGTAAGCGTGAAGCTCTTTGTCGCCGTGCCTGCCTACCAAGGCAGACTGACGGTCGAAACCGCGCGGTCGCTGCTCAACGAACAGGTAGCGGCCGCGTTCAAGGGACATGAATTCCACGCCAGGTTCCTGCCCGGCGGCAGTCTGGTGACGACGGTCCGCGACCAGATCGCCAAGGATTTTATGGCCTCCGACTGCGACCGGCTGGTGTTCATCGATGAGGATGTGAGCTGGGAAACCGGCGATCTCGTCCGCCTCGCGGAACACCCGGTTGATTTCGTCGGCGGCTGCTACCGGCACAAGCAGGAGCCGGAAAGCTACCCGATCCAGTACCTCGACAAGCCGGAATTATGGGCCGACCCGGACACGGGCCTGCTCGAGGTTTCGGCTCTTCCTGCGGGCTTTCTCGCGCTCAATAGAAGCGTGTTTCAGCGTCTCAGGGATGCTCATCCGGAGCGCATTTACACCCATTTCGACAACGAGCTGTTCGGCTACTTCTGGGCACCGCCCGGCGGCGGCGAAGACGGCACGTTCTGCCTCGAATGGCGACAGACAGGCGGCAAAGTTTGGCTCGATCCAACATTGACACTCGGCCACACGGGCGGCTCGAAGACCTACAGCGGCAACATTGGGCACTGGTTGAAGAACAGGCCAACAAACTAGCCGCTGCCATCCGCAAGGACCGCGAAAACTACGTCTGCGGACCTGCGGCAAAGGCGGCGCTGGCCGAGTACGAAGCCCTGAAGAGGTAATGGCATGGCCCTCGCGCTTGCGAACTATACCGATCTTCAGGCGACCGCGCTTTCGTTCATGGAGCGCACCGGCGAAACCGCGTCGTCCGATGCGGCTCCGGTCTGGATTCAGCTTGCCGAGGCACGCCTTAACCGCGAATTGGGGCCGATCGAGACCGACCAGACATTCACCGCGACGGTCGGCTCGCGCACGCTCGACATTTCGTCCCTGACCATCGTTGAGCCCTTGCGGCTCTGGTATCAGCCGTCCTCCAACGTGATGGAAGTCGAGCTGGAACAGGTGCCGGCGGTCAACCTGCCGCGAACCTACGTCAATGCGCCGCCGATTGCCTGGTGCATGGACAACCAGTCGTCCATCCTGCTCGACGCGCCGGCCAACGATACCTATGCGCTGCGCTTCCGCTACCGCGGCCGGTTCTCGCTGTCGAGCACTTCGACCAACTGGCTGATGACGCAGCATCCCGACATCTATCTTGCGGCAACGCTGATGTGGGGCGCGGGCTACAGCGAGGATTGGAACGGCGGTCAGGCGTGGAAGGCGCTGCTCGATGAAGGGCTGGCGAGCGTCAAGCACACGCTGGCGCAGGTGCAGCGCGGCAGTCTGCGGGTTGATCCGGCTCTGCGCATCCGCCGCTGGGCCTACAACATCAACAGCGATACCTGATGCAGTTCCCGTTCACGCAGTTCTCCCCGGACCAGGGCGACTTGTCCCCCGGTTCGCTGAATCAGTGCGACGGCGTGCAGCCGCTGGCGCCGGGCAACGGGTTCGGGCCGTTTCCCTCGCTGAGCATCAGCGGGACTGCAACAGCACCGACCGGCGGCGCACCGCGCGGGCTGATTTCGTATCAGAAGAATGACGGGACATGGGCCGTTGCAGTGGCGACGGCCACCACGATTGAACTGAAGCAGTCGGACGATACCTGGGCGACCGCAGACAGCGGGCTCGCCATCACGCAGGGCGATGATCGCTCCCTGGTACGGTTCGGGACCAAGCTGCTCTACAGCGACACAACGCAGGGGCTTCGCGCCTATGACGTGGAGGCGGGCGGTAGTGCGGCGGCGATTACAGGCGTTGCGCCGCGATGGATCATTGAATGCGGCAATATGGTCTTTGGCTTCGATTGCCTCGACCAGACGACGGGAGTGCGCAACAACCGGCTGATCCGCTCGACCAAGTTCTCCGATCATACGGCATGGACCGGAGCGGGTTCTGACGCGCAACCGCTCGAAAGCGGAGGCGCGCTGATCTGGGGCGGCAAGCTCACCGAGACTGCGGCAATCGTGTTGCAGCAGAAGGCTGTCAAGCTCATTCAGGTGGGCAATGTCGGCGGCGGTGCGTTGTGGGGCCTGCAATCGGTCTCGGAAGAGTTTGGCGCAGTGGGCGCCAAATCCTGCGCCGTGCTCGATGGAACGGCCTATTGGGTGGCGTCGGACGGCTTCCGCCGCTTCTCGCTCACTGGAGGGCTGGAGCGCATCGGAGCGGGGCTGGTTGACCAGTGGTTTTTGTCGCGTGTCGATCAATCTGACCTCTCGCTGATCCAGTGCGCCATCGATCCGTTCCGCAAGAATGTGCTCTGGCGCTACAAGGGGCCGAATGCGACTGGAACGGTCGTCTTTGGCGACATTATCGGCTTCAACTTTGCGTTCAACCGCTGGTTCACACTGACGCTGCAAACCACGTATCTGGGCTATACGGCAACGCCAGGCGTGTCCTGGGACACGATGACCGGAACGTGGGACGCCTCGACCACGACATGGGACTCGCGCGCGTTGCAGGGCGGCCAGCCGCTCTTCGGCGCGATGGATGCCAACTACAAATACGGCAATTTCTCCGGCTCCAACATGGCGGCGACACTCGAACTGGCCGTCAACGACAGCCCGGTCTCGACGCTGATCAGTCGCGCTACGGCAAAGGACGATAGCGCGGACGGCACATTGCAGCTCGGAGTGCGAAATTCCATGAGCGATTCCACCACATGGAAGACCGGCAACGCCAAGCAGGCGAGCGGGCGTGTCCCATTGCGGGGCAGGGGCCACTACATCGCCTTCCGGCGCAATATCCCGCTGGGCTCGACATGGACGAGCGCAAAGGGCGTTGATTTCGTGCAGTCGGCAGCCGGAGGGCCGCGATGAGCAATTTCGCGCTCGACGGCTCGCTGCAACCGGAAACCATTGTCCGGCTCACCGACAACACGCTGACCAATATCTATACCGCAGCCGGCGCTGTGGCGATTTCTTCTATCATTTGCGCCCCGAACAGCGGCACGCCGACATGCACACTTTCGGTCGTGGATGAAAGCAGCGTGGCTCGCGTGCTCTGGACAGGGACGACGCCTTTCATCTTCAACGAGTACTACATCCTACCAGCGCGCTATTCGATCAAGGCGCAATCCGGTGACGCGGCGGGGAAAGTTGACGTGCATCTGCTTCACACGGCGCCTGCCGCTGCCCGGCAGCGTTCGTGAACTACGTTCCATGTCCGATTGTCGTTCCCGGCGTGGGAGCGGCTGCGATTATTCTGGAAATCTACGAGGAAGACGGGCGCGTCATCTGCGGCATCTACCAGATGGCCGCCAAGATCGATTTGCCGCCCAAGCAATGGCTGCACCTCGTGCGCTCTGGGATGGCTTTCGTTGAACAGAAAGCACGCGAGAGTGGCGCGACCGAAATGCGGGTCGCGGGCCGGGATTGGTCTCGCGTCTTGCCGGATTACGAGCCGTTCGACGGCGTGAAGAACGGACTAAGGAAGGTTTTGCGATGACAGTGGAGCCCGCCGTACTGCGAGACATTTTGGACTACGAGCCAGATACCGGAGTGCTGAGATGGAAGCGTCGGGATGTTGCTTCGTTCGCAAGTGAACACGCGGCCAAGATTTGGAACGCAAAATATCCAGGCACGAGGGCGCTCGCCAACAAGAACCGCGGTGGCTACCTGAAAGGTCTGATCTTCGGTCGGACCTACATCGCTCACCGCATCATTTGGGCGTGGGTCAGCGGGGAATACCCGCCGGACGGCCTCGAGATCGATCACATCAATCGGGTTCGCGACGACAATCGCCTCTCCAACCTGAGGATCGTTACTCATTCTCAGAACAGCTTGAACCGGGGTCGGCGCGGCTCGACGATAGGGAGGGCGGCATAATTGGGCTCGACCACCACCAACCAGCAAACATCGACCACGGGCTCGTCCAACCCCGATGTGAACGCGACCGCATCGACGCTGGCTCAGAAGCTTGGCGGCTTGGCCAACCAGACCGCGCCGTTCTTCAATCAGAGCACGTATCAGCCAGCCGGGTCCACCACGCAAGGCTCATGGGCGACCGCACTGACGGCGGCGAATAATCCGGCGTTCACGAGCGGCATCAATGGCACGATTGGCTCGTTGGGGAATATCGCCTCGGGCAACGACTTCGGGACCAATGATCCGACCTACGCCGCGCTCCGCGCTCAGAACACGCAGGATGCGCTCGACGCGGTAGGCTCGCAGTTCACCAACTCCGGTAGGTTCGGCGGCGACAGCTACGCAAGGGCAGCCGGTGAGGGCGTTGCCAACGCGCTCGACCAGCTCGACTACACCAATTACCAGAACGACCAGCAGCGCCAGCTTGCGGCGGCTCAGGCCCTCCCGCAGGCGTATCAGGCCGCACAACTCCCCGCTGAAATCCAGGCTGGCGTCGGCTCCGCACAGGACCAGAACCAGCAGGGCATCTTGAGCGGGCAGGCCGATCTCTACAATCGGCAGACGCAAGCCCCGCTATCATGGTTGCAGGGCATTACGAGTGCCGCGGCGGGCAATGCTGCGACCGCGGGACAGACGCAGACCAGCTCGACGCAAGTCCCTTGGTGGATGGCTGGGCTCGGCGCGCTGTCCACCGGCGCCGGTATCTATGGCAGCCTCAACCGGCAGCCTTACTGAGGGTAGCAGATGGCCACTCCCTTCGCTCCAACTCCGATGCCGACGCCGAACTGGCTTTCGCCTGTGGTGGCTCCGTCTCCTGGCGGCGCACCGGCCGCATGGTACGATCCGAGCCAGTGGGGCGCGACGCTGGGCAACTTGGGCAGCGGGCTCAGCCGCAATTCCAATCTGCTGCTCGGCCTCGGTGCGGGACTGCTCTCGGGCAACTTGGGAGCCATCCCGCAGGACATTTCGCAGGGCGCGCAGGCCGATCGCCAGCAGAACCTTCAGGATTATCAGCTCGGGCTCCAGGCGCAGCAGCGCAACGCTACCGCACAGTGGGCACGCGACAATGGCTATGGCGAATATGCCGACGCCATCGAGGCAGGCGCGATCAGCGGGTCGGACATCTTCAACCTGATCAACAAGCAGACGGTCGTCCCGCAGAACTCGTACGTCATCAACGGCAAAGGTGACGTGACCGCCGGCAGTCCGAACCCAGGCAGCTTCCCCGGTCAGGACCTCAAGTCGCAGGCGTGGAATACTGTCTTGCGCGGTCAGGGCGATCCGGCTCAGCGCTCCACGCCGCAGTACGCCGCTGCGTGGGCCATCGTCACTCAGCCGACGATGACGCCGCAGGGCATGATCCAGCCAAATGTGCCGCAGGCGTGGGCTCCGATCTCGGCGGGGAATGCGTTGCCGTCTACGCCTGCTGGCAACGTGTTGCCATCGGCACCGGCTGCCGCCGTTGCTGCGCCGCAGGGCTCTGACGTGGCTCCCATCGGTTCATTGGCGAGCGCACCGCAGGGGCCCTTCCAGACCATCAACCCAGCGCCGCCGCCCGTGCGCGGGCCCGGCATTATTCCTGGCACAACTCCGTTCAACGAGTCACAGCAGCGCACCAATTTCCTCGCCAACAGCGCTACGCCGGACCTTCAGCGTGTCATTCAGGGCTATCCGGCGCTGATGAACACCAAAGATCAGTTGCTTCAGAAACTCTCCAGCGTTGATCCGACTGGCTTGGCCCGTGCAGCTCAAGACCCGGCCTACAAGCAAGCGAAAGACGCCATGTCCAATGACATGGTGAATCTGCTCTACTTCGCGTCGGGCGCCAACATCAACAAGGACGAATGGGCGCGCAAGGTGGAGGCTTATCTGCCGGCGATTGGAGATGATCCGCAGACCGCCGTCAACAAGCTAGACCGCTTCGCCAATGACGTTCTGACGCTCGCGAACGGCACCAAGGACCCCGATACCATCGCTTGGGCCAAGCAGGCGTTGTCGGGCATCCAGGCGACCGAGCAGTCGATCCTCAACGGCGGCAAGAAGCCCGTCACCGGCAAGACCTCAAACGGCATTTCGTGGAGCCTAAACTGATGGCCACGCTGACCATCGGCAACAAGTCTGTGACAGTGGACGACAGCTTTCGCAACCTGTCGCCGGCCGATCAGCAGAAGGCCGTGGATGAAATTGCTACGTCGCTCGGTATGCAGAGCGCTCCTGCTGCGTCGCCAGCGTCTCCTCAGCCAGCGCCATCGTTGCCGCAGCAGATCAGCGATCAGCTATCGGCTGGCTTTACCAGCGGCGTCAATTCGATCCCGATTGCTGGACCGTCGATCCTTGGGGGGTTGGAGCGCTTCAAGGCGTTTGTGCAGGGTCGTTCGCCTCAAGATGTGGCGGCGACCGATCAGGCGCAGGTTCAGCAGAACCCCGTTGCTTCGACCATCGGGGGCGTGACGGGGGCGGTTGCGCCCTTCATGCTGGCACCAGAGTTGCCCTTTGTCGGCGGTCTCGCGGCGCGCGGCCTGGGGATGGTGGGCAGTCTCCCATCGCGCATCGGTTGGGGAGCGCTCTCTGGCGGTGTGATCGGTGGCGCCGACGCCGCCGCGCGCGGTGGCGATACTCGTGACGTGCTCACGAACGGGATGCTCGGTGGCGTGCTTGGCGGCACCATGCCTGCCGTCGAGCGCGGGGTTTCGTCTGTTCTGTCGCGAGCGACCGGGCAGGCCATCCCCAAGGAAGCGCAGAACCTCGCGCGCGCCATGCGTGACGATAAGATCGATCCGGCGACAGTCAATCAGCAGCTCTCTGCGCTCGGTCCTGACGCCATGGTCATGGACCTTGGGCCGAACCTCCAGCGGCAGGCCGGAGCGGTCGCATCCGTGCCCGGTGCGGGGCAGACCGCCATCCGCGACGCGATTGCCACGCGGGGCGCCAATTCCACCGCGCGCGTCACCAACGACGTGGCTCAAACGATTGGGCAGGCTCCCGACATTGACGCGCTCAAGGCCAAGATTGCCGCCGACCAGCAGACGGCCGCCGGGCCGCTCTATGACGCTGTGCGAGATGTTCCCGTGCCGATGCAGGGCAATCTCAAATTTGTGCACCAGACCCCCATGGGCAAGCAGGCATTCAACAACGCCCTGAACTCAGCAAGGAACGACGGGTACGGCTACCAGAATGGCCCGACTGTCGGGCTCATGGACTACTGGAAACAGAACCTCGATGACATCGCGTCATCGGCGGCGCGGGCGGGGCAGAACAACAAGGCGCGCCAAGCGGCCAATCTGGCGCGGATCGTGCGCACCAGCACTGATCAGGTCGCTCCCGGTTACGCCGCGGCGCGCGACGCCTTTGCGGGTCACGCCAAGGTTGCCGAGGCCGTCGATAACGGCGCTTCCGTGTTCACGAAGGACACCACGCCGACGCAACTCTCGACGCAGCTACAGGCCATGTCTCCCAGCGAGAAAGACGCCTTCTTGCAGGGCGCGCGGTCCTACGTCGAAAGCCAGATGGGCAATGCGGTCAACGACGCCCTGTCGCTGCGCAATATATTCAAGCGGAACTATAACGAGCAGAAGCTTCGGCTGATCCTCGGGAACGGCGCTGCCGACAACCTGATGAATCGCATCAATCGCGAGGCGACGTTCGGCAAGACGGCCAATGTGGTCGCCGGCAACAGCGAGACCGCGAGCCGTCAGGCTGCTCAGGCCGAAGTCGCGCCTGAATTGAACCGCCTTCAGAAGCCGCATAGCGTGACGACGCTCGGTCTCGTTCTCTCGGCTCTCGAGAACGCCCGCGCGAAGCTTCACGGCTACAACCAGCCGAAGATCAACGCGGCCATGGCGCAGATGCTCTCGGCAAACCGGCTCAACCCGTCGCAGATCAACCAGATTGCGCGCGGGAGCATCCCGCAGGTTCCGGGTGCTTTGGCCCGCGCCACTCCGGGCGTTGCGCAGTTCACGAGACAGCCGGTCTATATCACGGTCAATGGCGGCGCGCCCTAGTCGAAGCGCTTAAGCCAAGCGCCAAGGATAAGACCAAAGGCGACTGAGACGATTACGGTGCAGCAAAAGCCTAGCGCTAATCCCGCCTCGGCACGATGCCACCAGATGAATGTCAGCATCCCAAAGCAAAGGACTGCTGCAAAAACGACCATTATCCCTCGGTCGCGATTGATCCAGCGGCCGCGTTTGGTCTGCACGCGATAGTCGTCTGGCGTGAGGTTGATGTCGGGCATTAGTTTCTCACGCGCTGGGACTGCTTCTCGCGAAGAAGCCGAACCTGCGCTTCCAATTGATCAAGCAGGACCGGAGTAAGCGGAAATGCCAGTGTTCCCGTTTCGGCAGTATCGACCAGAAGTGCGGACGAGCCATCCCTCCCGTGCCCGACGTAAAACCGCGTTGGCGCAGGCGTCGGATAGTCCGGAGTGGCTGCCATTTGCGTCCGCCGCTCAAGAAATGCTTGCTGGAACACCCGAACAAAATGGACGGCTTCCGCCTCGTTGAAGCCGATCTCGATTTCCTCGCCGTTGTCGGCGGTCACTTTGATCCGGTGTAGGCCGTCAGCATCCGGCGCAGCCTTAATGCCGGTTGGACGCGCCGCTTGGGTCACGCCGGCGACCCGCAACTGACTTGGAACCATGACTTCCGATTAAGAACGAGAAGCGGCTTGCTCTTCGGGGTAGGGGCTGAGTCGATGAAGAACATCCCCATGTTGCCCGTCGTCGGGCAATCAACCTCGTAGTTTTTCAGGTCTCTCGGACAGACCTCGTGCTGACCACCTGCCCAGTCGATTGTGATGGGAGACAGGTCGTCCGGCACGGTCGCGGTCGAGCCTGTAGCACTCCTATAGACGCAGTTTTCGTCGGCAAAAGCTGGGGCCGAAAGGCCGAGCAGAACGGCGATCAGTAAAGCGCGCATCTCTGAAAAGTAGGTCCCTCTCATGGCGTCTACAAGGCAACTGACGCCCGAAGCGCGGGCGCTCCTCGATGTTATTGCCGGAACCGAGAGCGCGGGCGCGTACAACGTTCTCTACGGCGGCAACCAGTTCAACGACTATACGGCGCACCCGAACCAGTACGTCCAGATTACCAGCGGGCCGAACGCCGGCCAATATACGACGGCGGCCGGTCGTTACCAGTTCCTCACCCCGACCTGGCAGCGCCTCGCGACGGACTATAAACTCCCGGATTTCTCCCCTGCTTCGCAGGATTTGGGGGCTTGGTACGATGCTCAGGATGTCTACCAGAACCGCACCGGCCGCGACCTTCAGTCCGACCTTGCAGCCGGCGGCGCAACCAATATGCGCCGAATCTCCAACGCCCTGCGGGGTGAATGGACGAGCCTTCCGGGAGGGATAGAGCAGGGACAGAGCCAGTCCCAATTCGAGCGCACCTACAACACCGCCCTGTCGAACGCCGTCGGCCATCCCGTGCCGCCCCTTGGGACGCCTATCGGAACCGCTCTCGCCGACGCTGGCCCCGCGACTGGCTACATCCCATTCGCGCCGCCCGCGCCGCTGACGCCGCAATCCATGCAGTCGGGCTCCCCGCTCGACAAGCTGCCACAGACTGCCATGTACGGGTTGCAGCAGCGGTTGACGCCGGGACAGGTCACAGCGCCGCCGACCGACTTCACTACGCAGGACACGGGCGCGCCGGCAACCGATCTCATGCGGTTCGCAACCCCGCCGGTTCTGCCGCAGGCCGCCCAGATTGCCGGCGGTGCATTGCCGTCCATCGGACAGCTCGGCTTGCCATTCGCATCCTCGGTCGGCGCGGCTATTCCGCCCGTCCCAGCCCCGGCGCCCTCGTTCATGCGGCCGCAGTTGCCGCCCGCACAGGTTCAGCAGGCCTCGTATAGCCCCGCGCCAAGCACGCCGAACCTCGTGAAGCTGCCGAGCGGCAAGATGGTCGCGCCCGGTGTCTATCCGAGCCAGTCGAACCCCGGGTCAATGGTCACGGTATCCGACGATGGCAGCGGCAATGCCGTCATCAAGGAAACCAATCTCGGGCTGATGAACCCGGCCAAAATGGGCAAGGACACGGTTGCCGGCGGGTATATCGGCCAGCAGTTGGCCCCCGCCGTGTCCAACGCGGTCAACAATGCCAAGGCTGCGATTGCGCCGCAGGTGACGGGGCTCGCGAGCAACATCACCAACGGCGCACAGGCTTTGGGCGGCCAGATCGGCGGCATGTTCTCCAACATGTTCGGCGGCGGGACTCCTGCGGCTCCAAGCGTGCCGGCACCGCCTCCTGTCTATACGCCACCGACCACCCGCTACACCATGCAGCAGATGCAGGTGAGCAACCCGGCGTACCTCAAATACATCGCCGGCCAGAACGCCGATCCGATCCTTGGCGGACCCGGTAGCTTCGCGAGCCTACAGGCGATGAACCAACCGCCTGCGCCGCCAAAGTTCATCACCGTGACGCGGCAAATCCCGCTGCCGGCGCTTCCCGTGATGGCCGCGGCGGTTCTCGCGCCACCTTCACCGCCTCCAATGCCTGCGCAACCGCCCGGAGCATCGTTCCTTGCCGCTCGTGGCGTCGATACCTCCAACATGTCTGCGGGACAGCAGGCCAACGCCCTGTGGCAGTCGCTCGGCGGCAGCTCGCAGCGCGGTTCCTTCGGCATCTAACCGGAACTCACCATGACAACCAACAACGTTTTCGCCTGGAGCGGCACTGCGGGCAGCAATGCCGATGTCGCTGGCAACGGTATCACGGGCTCCAGCAATATCAGCTTGGGCAATGATGTGTTCCAGAACATCATGGCGCAGATCACCAATGGCATGATCACGCGCGGCTCGGATATTGCCACCGCCTCGACGGTGGATTTTACAGCCGCCACGACGCCGAGCCTGCTTCACGATCTGACGGGAACGACCACCGTCACCGCTGTTACCATGACCGCAGGGTGGTGGAGGCTTTGCCGGGCGCAAGGCGCGTTCCAGCTCACGGCATCCTCAGCCCTCGTGGTCAATGGCAGCACGAGCACGAACTACACCACGACTGCCGGCGATCTCCTGATCTTCTTCGGCTACTCAGCCAGCACGGTCAGGGTGTGGACGTTCACGGGCGGCGCGACCGGCGCAGCCAGCACATCAACCGCTGGTACCGTCAAGCTCGCCACTCTCGCACAGACCCTAGCGCAAAGCCCGGCAGGACTCGTTCCTACGATCGAGAATTTGTATTTCCCGACAGGGCATTTGTATGGCTTGACGCTGAGCAATAATGCCGGCTCGGCTGCGAACAAGATCGATATTGCGGCAGGTACGGCACGCGACGATAGCGACAGCTATAACATGGTGCTGTCGGCTACGATCACGGCCAAGGACGTAACATCCTCGTGGGCCGTTGGTTCTAGTGCGGGCGGTCTCGATACCGGCGCGGTCGGCAATAGCAAGTATTACGTGTGGCTGATCGAGCGCACGGATCGCACCGTCGTGGATGTGCTGTTCTCGCTCAGCAGCACATCGCCCACGATGCCGACGAACTACACGATCAAGGTGTTGGTCGGTGAGTTCACGCGCGCCGCGGCCACAAACGGAACGCCGCTTTGGTATGGGCCGAGCATTTCGAGCGGCAATCGGGTTACGATCACACTTGGAACACCTATCGCAACAACATCAGGTTCGACACAGGATTTTACAGGCATACCAGTCGGGGTGCGGCGCGTTTCTCTTATGCTCGTTGGTGTCTCGTCAAACGGTACTGCCCAATTTGGAGTGCAGGTCGGGAGCGGCAGTGTCAGTACGAGCGGCTATCTTGGTTCTGGTGCCGAAATCCCTAACGGGACAACTGGCTCAGACGCGAAAATGACACAACTGTTTATTCGTACCAGCGGTTTAGCTTCCAACGTTCTTCATGGGCTAGTCACTTGCCAACTTGTCGACGCAGGTACCAATACGTGGGTTTTGACAGCCAACATCTCGCAGTCCGATGCAGGCGTGAATGAGATTGCGGCGTCTACGATTTCTCTTTCGGGTCCACTTGACCGTATTAGGCTGACAGCGAACGGAGACACGTTCGACGCGGGCAAAATTAACATAAGCTGGGAGTATTGAAGCAATGGCTCGCACGCACGTGGTTCTGGATGTTGGAACAGGAGTGCAGACTGAGATTCCATACACGTCAGAGGAAGAAGCGGCGGCGGATGCAGCCTACGCGGCTGAGCAGGGATTGCCGCCAGTCTATCACATCAACGGCGGCGCGCTGATCCGTTTCAGCGCCACGAACCCGATCACCATCTATGAAAACCTTGGCATGGCTGGCGTCGCTCGTCTCGCCAAGGGCCGCTATCGCATCACGCACCAAACCCCAATGCCGACCGACCAATACAGCGTGTTCCCCGACGTAATGGACATTGCTGTGAAGTACGTCCGCTACACCGCACGCACCACTGATTACGTGGAGGTTCGCGTCGTGGATGCAACCGGGGCAGCAGCGGATGCGACCGAAGTTTCCGTGAAAATCGAACGCGTAGTGAGCGCTTAACATGGCTGGAGATACCGACATGAAATACGTTGTGTGCCCTCTCGACGGGGACCAGACGACCCCATATCTGAGCGCCGTTGCGAGCAATGCCGATCTCGGCACGATGCTCCTCGCTCTCGCGAACGAAGGCGACCCGTTTTGGGCCTTTCAGAGCCTGCCGAGCGACATTCTAAACGCCAACGATATTGGCGCAAAGTGGGATGGTGCACCGACCGTCAATTCGGATGCGCAGACCAACCGCAACAACGTCGCAGGCCTCTTCGCCTCGCCGCCTGCCGTGGGTGACACGAACGACGGTACGAATGTGGTCTGGAAAGTTGATTGATGGACGGCTCGTTCCCTCACGCGCTAGCTCTCGTCCTCGCGGACGAGGGCGCTTTCGTGGACGATCCACTCGACAACGGCGGCGCAACGAACCACGGCGTCACGCTCTCCACGTACCGGCAGTTAATGAAGCCAGGCGCCACGGTTGCGGACCTCAAGAATATCACACAGGCCGAGCTCGCCACGATCTACCGCAAAGACTACTGGAACGCGATCTGTGGCGATCAGCTTCCGAGCGGGCTGGACTATGCGACCTTCGACTACGCCGTGAACTCGGGACCGGGGAGGGCGGCAAAAGCGCTTCAATCGCTTGTCGGCGTCGCCGTCGATGGATCGATCGGCCCCAAGACGCTCGCTGCCGTCCAAAGCAAGGACACCCCAACGCTCGTCAAGCAGCTCTGCAACAGTCGGCTGATCTTCCTCGAAACCCTGCCGACATGGGGGCATTTCGGCAAGGGCTGGGCCGCTCGTGTCGCTCGGGTTGAAGCCGCGGCGCTGCGAATGGTGACGCCGTGACCGTTTCCGTCGATCTGACGCCCTTCATCTACATCTGGCTGTCGCTGGCGACCATTCTTGCGACCGTCTCTACCGTCAAGGCCGTGCGCAACATCTGGCGCGGCAACTAACCCTCTTCAACATCGAAAGGACTATCCAATGCGTGCCCTATTCGGGGCGGCGCTTCTCGCCTTCGGCTTGGCCGGATGCGCGATGAACGCCGTCACCAACCCGGTCGACAAGACCTTCGTCTATCAGGCCGAAAATGCCTATGGCGTCGCTCAGTCCGCCGCCGTCGCCTACACGGCCCTCCCGTTCTGCCCGCCGGGCCTCCATGCCAGCGCGACGCTCTACTGCAAAGAGCAGCCGATCGTCGTCAAGCTCGCCGCTGCCG